TCACGTCGTACCCGGGTCAGCAGGGTCCGGTCATCTGGGGCCAGAAGACACTGCTTGGAGTGCAGAGCGCACTAGATCGGGTCAATGTGCGACGCCTGCTTATCGAGGTGCGCCGCCAGGTCCGGGAGCTCTCCAACCGGGTCATCTTCGAGCCGAACCGCGCATCCACCCTGGCAAGATTCGAAGCCCTGGTGCGTCCCAGACTGCAGAGAATTCAGGAGCTGCAGGGCGTGGAGCGGTACCAGGTCAGAATTGATACCACCACCACAACCCAGGCGGATATCGAGAACAATACCATTCGAGGCAAGATCTTCCTGCAGCCGACGCGGTCCATCGAGTTCATCTCTCTCGACTTTGTCATTACCAACGCCGGGGCTGATGTCTAATGAGACTAACCCGCAACAAGCTTCGTCGAATGATCTTGCGTGAGATGCGCGCCCAGGACGGGCAAGATATACCCGCTCTTCGCCCCGCCTCTGGTGTGCAGGGTCAACCTCACAGAATTCAGCTACTGCGTAGGGAGAAGGCAATTATCGATGTGGTCCTTGATATTCTAGGTAAGCATAACTTAGAGTCCATGACAGCTGCTGAGATTGAGGCACTGGTTGATGATGCCGTGGTGGATGACCGCACTTTAATGGACCCAGTAATCGACAAGCTCGAGGAATTGGGCTTTGATGGCTCCGGTGTAGATATTGTCGGAACCGAGAGAATCGTCAGGCGATAACACTACAATTTTGTCAATAACTAAAGTTTGCTGATAATTAAGAAATGAAGACTCGGGAGAGTAAAAATGGCTGAGACACTGTCTGTAACGGACATGCTTCCAAGCAAATTCGAACCAAAAAGACAATTTAGGTGGGTCCTGCAGATTGAAGGGCTTGATGCCTTTCTAATGAAGACGGCTGCTCGTCCGAGCATCTCGCAGAACCCAATTACAATCGACTACATCAACACGAAGCGCTATCTTGCCGGTAAGGCAGAGTTTGGCACTATGGAGGTCACGCTTTACGATCCGATTGCTCCATCCGGAGCCCAGCAGGTGATGGAGTGGATTCGGACGCACTACGAGTCAGTCTCAGGTCGTGCCGGTTATGCTGACTTCTACAAGCGGGACATCCAGCTTAAGCTGCTGGATCCCATCGGCACTGTGGTCGAACTCTGGGATGTGAAGGGCGCTTTTATTGAGTCAGTTAACTACAACAGTCTTGATTACAGCAATACTGAAGCAATGATGATCAATCTCACCCTGCGCTTCGACAACTGCGTGCTCCAATACTGATCACCACCACTCGGGTGTGTCACTATAGCGCCACTTAGCCATGTAGGCTTTGTGGCGTTTGTAGTATGTGCGGTAGGCAGCAGCACAGTCACCCGGCACCTTGCAGTCGTCCGGCATGCACTGGGGCGGCGCCTGGAACTGTGTGCGAGGCATCGCTTGTGGTGGGTTGTCCTGCAACCACCGAATGACGCGCTTGGTCTTGTGCACGCGCTGGTACCGCTTGGTATACTCCCAGCAGAGGTGAAAACCTAGCTCGGCTAACCAGGCGTAGTGAGTCAGATCAGCTCGAGCCCACACTCCGCTCGGATGATTGACGTGAGTTGGGCTGTAAACTCGAGCGTACAGGGATTCCGGTGCGGCTACTGCTAGAAATTCACGTAGCACTCGAAGGCGCTTGATCTGCTTGGGAAACTTTCGCCCGCCTCGGGACAAGGCCTCCAGAAAGCGCTGCAGGACAAACACCGCCTGCACCTCCTCATACTTCACCTTGTGCGCTGCAAAGTCCTCGTCTGCCATATCCAGCCAGAGCTTGCTGATTTGGCCCTGGTGTGGTAGTTTACCACGTCGTTGCGCCTCATCAAACCACTGTGCGGTGGACAAGAGTTGCGCGGTCTCAATGATCATCTTCACCACGTGCTTGTCGCAGTGGTCCGCCGCAGCTTGCTCAACATCCTGATCTAAGTAGAAGATATTCATGTGGCTATTATAAGCCACTGGCCCCCACCTTTACACAGGTTGTATACCCTGGATGCTTTCCTGTTAACTAGAAGACATTTCAGAATTCAGTTGGTTGTGATACACCTCTGACTTCTGCAGTGGCAAATTGCCATATTGCGCTGTCATAACAGACTGTGTGTGATAAATAAATAGTGTGCGTGCCACCCAGCATCAGTGAGCCTGGTGCGAATAGCTCACCAACAGGAAAAATCATGAAACTTACCCAGTCAAGACTACGCCAGATCATCAAGGAAGAGCTTGTGCGAACTTTGCGCGAGAGCACTGTTTCTATTGATGCTGAGGAAATACGTTCTAGTAATTGGCCAAGAGGCCGCACAAGTTATCGTGACGAGGAAGAAATGCTCCCTAAAATTCAGCAGGTTGTTGGAAGCTTAGAAGTATCTGACCCCAGTATGCCCAATTGGGATCCGTCAAAGGACCAGATAGTTTTTCTTGGTTCGACCGACGACCGCAGCGGGCAAAAAGTTGCATATTTTAAGACCTCAAATTCCGGTCGTTACTACAGGCTACCCGTATAAAGCCTTACATGCTTGACACAGATACGACAAAAGTGTGAATAACACACTAACAGGAAAAATCATGAAACTTACCCAGTCAAGACTACGCCAGATCATCAAGGAAGAGCTCCAGCGCTTTGTCGAGTCACCTCGTGACGACCAGTCCCTTCACGGATATACTGCTCATTCCACCGTGGGAGATCTCGCCGGAGAAGACCGCTACGGCTACGACGACGACTTCGACGACGACCCGTACGGAGATGACCCAGAAGACCCTGAAGACTACCCTGACATGCCTCCTCGTAGGTCAGCTTATGACTTGCCAAATAATCCGGACAAGTTTAAGCGATAGGAAAAATCATGAAACTTACCCAGTCAAGAATACGTCAAATCATCAAGGAAGAGATCACCCTGGTCATGGGCCCTGAGCTCGGTGGTTGCGCCGACCTAAGCGATGATCTAGCTGAGTGGCTAGGTAAAACTCGAGCTTTGCAGTTGTGGTTTCACGGCGCGCATCATCTGGTCGGCGGTCCGTCCTTCGCAGGAGATCACGGCATCCTGTACGACCGAATTTACTCCGCCTTTCAAGACGGCTTTGATGCGGATGTGGAAAAGGCGCTCGGCGTCACTCGAGACCAGTCGGTTGGTTGCCCGCTAAAGCACCTTGCCATTGCGCATGACTTGCTTAGTAAGGTCCCGAGCCCTTCCATGCTCCCCACCGAGCAGATTGCAGTCGTGGGGCTGGAAATGATCCTGGCTCACATCTCATACCTGGAGCACTTGTTTGAGAAGCTCGAGGATGCAGGCAAGCTTACTTTGGGCCTTAACGACCACCTAGCAGCTCGAGCTAACGAGGCAGAGTCCTACGCTTACTTGCTGCAGCAAAGAGTTCTAACCAAATAATTTAAGAGGAAGATAATGTCAAAAAGACTGACCATTGGTGCACTTAAGAGAATCATCGCTGAAGAGCAGAACAGGCTTCAGGAGCAGACACCTTTCGGTGGAGTGACTTCAGCGGGCAGCATATCGCGACGCGGCCGCCCCTCGAGAGGCAGTGCTCGCCGAGCTGGCCCTGACGCTCCGTCCGCAGTTGACACCAGTCCGGAAGGCGCGATCCGAGACGCGCTAGCAGCTCATGCGGCAGCAAAAAAGTCTCTTGACGCCTTTAATCCGAAGTGGCACAGCTGGGTGTGCAGAACCGCTCAAGGACAGGAGATGTCGGATCTGGTGATCGAGCTCGAGAAGGGACTTAAAGATGTGGGCGATTATCTTTCCATGGAAGTAAGCATGGACGCTCCTGCCGCACCGAACGTCAAGACTCCGTACAAGGACGTCAAAGACGACATTATGCTTCCCCAGGCGTTCATGGATGAGAGCAAGCTGAGAAGAGCCATCGCGAGAGAGATTCAGTTTGTCATGAAATCCGAGCTAAGCGAGGGGCCCTTTACTCGTGCCGGCGGTAGAGCGCAAAGAGCAGCGCAGACTCGTGCTGCCAAGATGGGTTTCCGGGGCCGTGGACGGACTCGCCCTGCTTCGGTGGCTACAGCCGCACCCGCCCGCAAAGATGCTGGCTCGCCAAACGTCACCAAGATGATGACGCTGATCTCTGACATGATTGCGCTGTACGATACTTTCTCTCCCAAGGTGAGACGCACCATGTGCCTCGGCAAGGCAGGCAAAGATCTAGTCTTCAACCTGCAGACGCTGTACGACCTGCTTGGCAAGCTTTAAGACAAGCGCAGAAAATAAACTAGCCTATATTTACCTCCTGGTGCGTCTCCTTATAATAAGGTAAAAGACTACCAGGAGGTAAATTGTCTACACGGAATAATGAAATTTTCTCGCAAGGTGATCCGGAAGGTGCTGCAGCGATTAGAGAAGCTCACACGTCAGGTCGAGTTCGAGACACAATGGTCGATGATTTTGGCATCGAGATCCCTGCAGAGACCGTGCCTTTGCCGTCCCAGGGGCTGACATATGCAGAAGGTCATCCTTTTCATAGGCAGTCAACGGTGGATATTACTGGCATGACTGCTCGTGAGGAAGATATTCTTACCTCCCAGGCACTGATCAAGAAAGGGACAGTGATTACGGAGCTGATCAGATCCTGCCTTGTAGACAAGAGAGTTCGCCCCGATCTTTTGCTGTCTGGCGATAGAAATGCAATCATGGTCGCCATTAGAATTACGGGTTATGGGAGAGAGTATGCGGCGACAATCACTTGCGAGGCTTGCGGTGAAAATTCCGATTCTGGTTTCGATCTGGCTGCTTTGCCGATCAAGAACTTGACGATTGAGCCTATTGCGCCAGGGCAGAACTGCTTTGAGTTTAAGCTTCCGCGCACCGGTGCGGTGGTCAACTTTAAGTTTCTCACAGGAGCTGACGAGGAGCAAATCTTGTCGGATCACGAGCGCAAGAAGAAGAAGCTCAAGGTCAAGACGGATTCTCTGGTAACTGCAAAACTTGAAAAGGCCATTATCTCCGTCAATGGCGTCGAAGACCGTTCAAAGATTGCCAACTTTGTCCGCCGGATGCCCGCCGGTGACTCACGTGCTCTGCGCAAGTTTATGGACGAGCATGAGCCTGGAGTTGAGATGAAGGCTTGGACAACTTGCGAGCACTGCGGGGAGGACCAGTTGGCGTCAATGCCGATTGGTGCCACGTTTTTTTGGCCTGACGCCTGAGTATCGTGAAGTTCAGCTAGATCAGGTCTTTCTCCTAATGTATTATGGTGGTTTCACTTATACTGAAGCGAGAAAGTTACCCGTACCTTATCGTGTGTGGTTTATTAACCGCATAGGCAAAGAGTTTAAGCAGGCTGCAGAGGCAAATTCTAGCGCTTCACGCGCCCCGCACGACAACACAGCAGAGATGAGAGCAATGCAAGGCATGTCTCGCACCGCAACTCCTGCCAGAATGACACGCTTCACTTGATTTAGGAACAAGTTGCCACGAAGTCAACTTCTGAATATTTACAGACAGGAAGTGTCTTATGGCAGAAGAGTCAGGCCTAAGTAACAGCTTAAAAATTTCGCAAGATCTGCTAAAGACAAACAGGCAGATCAATGATACTTTTAGAGAGCGCTCAAAGCTTCAAAAAGATCAGGTTGATATCGCAAGCGAGATAAAGAGCGTCCTTGACAACCTTGCGCCAGAGGAAGTGCTAAATGCGCTCGGTGATATCCAAGGTGCACTTCAACAGATCGGAATTGATGCACCGGGTATTTTCAACACGCTAAGAAGCTCTTTCATAGCAGTCTCTCAGCTCGCGCAAGGGTTTGTTAATGTAGTTGCAGACGTCGCTGCTGGAATCGCAAAACCCTTCATCAACTTCGCTAACCGCATAATGGAAGCAGGAGCGATGATCACAAATGTGGCCTCCACAATCAGCGGTGCCATTGCTACTATTGCTTTCTTTCCACTTAAAGTGATAGGAAAGCTGCTCAAGCAAGTCGTAGACTTCTTCTGGAACTTAGGCAAAAAACTACTCAAGCCGGTAATTGACGGCATTTTGAAGTTTGGAAAATTCGCATTAAAAGCATTTAAGACTCTCTTGCCAGTTGTAGGCCAGTTCGCTTCGACACTTTTCAACATTGGCAAGGCTCTATTCTCTCTGCCTGGAATAATCACCACAAATCTGCTCAACATGGCGGATAGTCTTTTCACTAAGATGCTGCCCATTATTAGAGCATTTGAGGCTCTTAAGACAACGCTAGGCGATCCAGCACGAGGTCTTAATAGGCAAACGCAAGACCTAGTGAAAAACATGGGCGGCTTAGATTTTTTTGGAGGCCGAGGCGCGAGAAACCTATACACGTATTTTGATGATGCCGGCGCTGCAGCCACAGCTATGGGTGAAATATTCGGAGGACTAGGTAGCCTTGCAGAAATTCAGGGCCAGCAAATTGTTGACATGGGTATTGACTTTGTAGAATATTACAAAGGCATGGGCCTAACAGTTGAGCAGCTAAAAGCCATCAATATCGAGGCAATCGCATCAGGCAAGTCGCTCCGGGAAGTCTTGCATGAGCATGCCAACATGGCATTCCAGATGGCAGATGCTTTTGGCTTCACCCGCAAGACCTTTGCTCAAGACATGGCAAAAATGATAGGGGATGTCAAGCGTTTTGGTACAACATCAATACGAGAACTAGGCGAGGCTACTGCTTATGTCAAAAGTTTGGGACTTGAGGTTGAGACCCTGGGCAAACTTGTTGACAAGTACTTGAACTTTGAGACTGCGATTGACTCAACTGCAAGACTAGCTCAAGCCTTCGGCGTGAATCTGGATACAATGAAGATGATGAAGGCGGCAAGCAAGGGCGGGGCAGGAGCCCTAGAAGAGCTCCGCCGAGGCTTCTTTGCGGCAGGTCGAGACGCTGATAAGATGAATTTGGCAGAACTGCAGCTCCTTGCATCAGCGGCTGGGATCAGCGAAGCAGAGGCCAAGCTTGCCTTGTCTATGAGAAATCGTGGCAAGTCAATGGAGCAGATTAGAAAGGAGTCGGGTAAATCAGAAAAGCAGCAGCGCTCTCAGGTTGAAGTTTTAGAAGAGCTCTCAGATGGCATTGCGAAAATAGTTCGCCACTTTGAGCACTCCGGTAGCTTGTTTAGTCGATTTACGCAAGGTTTCGGGCAAGGCATCTTGATGAATAGTAAGTTTATCAAGTCTTTGATGGGTATGAGATCTGTGTCAGAAACTGTCTATCAGGCAGGTAGAAGAGTCGGCAATTTATTTGTGGAAATGTTTCCGGGTGTAAAAAAATTTTTAAATTATCTTGATAATGTCTTTGATCCTAAGCAGTATCAAAAAGCTATGGACATGGTGACTAAGTCCTTCGAGACGTTTTTTACCGCGCTCAAAGACCCAGCGAAAGCAAAAGACGCCTTTGGCGAGCTGATTAAAAATTTGATGAAGGCCTTCCAAGAAATCCCTAGCTATTTCCAGGGCGAGGGCAAAGATGCTGCGATGCTGTTCCTCGGTGCGATTAGGGACACGATTGTTGGCGCAATTAGATGGTTACCCGGAGTAATTACGCAGACTTTGCAAGCTGCTGTTGATATCCTGTCCGGTAAAGGCTTATCTGTAGAGGGTGGAGGCCTATTATCAAATATTTTTGGTGACTCTGCGACAGCGGCAGGAGAACTCATTAATCCGATTATAGACGCACTTAAGACAGCATTTAAAGATCCTAAGCTTAGAAAAGCGCTTGGAGATGTAGGTTTTGCTGTAATGGTATTCGTATGGAATGAGGGAATAAAGCCAGGGTTTAATTGGCTCCTTGGAAAATTAGGTGAAGCAGTCGCGTCGCTAGATGATTACTTGACTCCAAAATTAGTAGAAGGGTTGGGTTATTTGTTAGGTGCATTTTTAGCATGGGGAACAGACGTCGCAATTTTCATAGCTACTCTTCCACTTACTTTAATCGGGCTTCTCGTGAAGGGATTCATTGATTTAAATGTAGCAGGCTTCAACGCGCTTAATAATTTTTTCTACAAGCTATTCAGTGGGGACTCTGACTTGTGGTCAGCACTTGGAACTCTTTTATACGAGGGTTTTAATATTTTAACTTTTGGCTTAATTGGCAACCTAA